GTTCAAATACGTTGTGCTGGCGATCAGCCTGATCTTATGAGTTTTATAGCAACACACAGGAAGGTTAGAAAGGATTATTGCTATAATATGACTTTTCTTGATGTTACCAAGCCAACAGAATGGATCGTTACGGGAGATGTTCGTACTGTCACTTCCGAATGTCATAATGTGGTTAAGTCTAGTACTAATGAAGACGCTGTAGATATTATGCAGTATGGCTGTGGGTACAGATGCTTTGTTCATACTAAGCCAGGTATGTGTATGGGAGTTCTTTACACTTCTACCAATTCATCTGAGATAGTAGGTTTTCATAGCGCTGGATGTGAAGGATCACATGATGGTTTCTTTGTTACACTTATTTCCAAAGAACTTGAGGATGCTTGTAAGTATTTTATTACTAAGGGATTTGTTGTCCATAGTTCCGGTACATTGGATGTTAAGCAATATGATATAGACTTAGAAATTGAATCTTACATCCACCCCAAAAGTCCTATACATTATATGCCTTATTCTCCGGATGAGGATAATCAGGTAAGACCCTCAGCGGAAATTTATGGGTCACATGGCATTGGTCGAGCTAGACCTTATACATCTGTGCAACGCACTTTTATATCAGAACAGGTGCAGTTGATAAATAGTTTGCAGTGTAATCACACAATTCCAGACAATAGGAATTTAAAACATCATTGGCACAAAGATTTGAATTTGCGACTGCGAGGGGAAGTTTGTGTGCCACCTCATATTCTTGAACTGTCTATTAAAGATTTGCATAAGCATATAAAAGATGTGGTTCGGCCTTTAGATATGACTAATGTTAAGGTTTTATTCCATGACGCAGTGTTGGCTGGCATAGACGGTGTTTATGGTATAGATAGTTTAAATTTGTCCACCTCTCTTGGATTTCCACTGAACAAGCCGAAGAAAACTATCTTAAAAGAGAGTATTCGTGTAGTCAAGGGCATTACTCGTCCGTTGGATATACCGGATAAAATAATGGATGATATTAATGATCGAGAGGATATTTATCGGAGAGGTTTGCGGAATTATCCGATATTTAGGACAACACTTAAGGATGAGCCAGTTAAAATCAACAAAGATAAGCGCCGTTTATTTGAAGCCGCTCCCTTTTGGTATGTATATTTGATGCGTAAGTACACATTATCCGTTAGTGCTTTTATAATGCGTCACAGGTTGAGTTTTAATACGGCTGTAGGTGCCAATGTTCATAGTACTGATTGGCAAGACATTTATAATTATCTTCACAGATTTAATTCTGGTAAGTATATAGCTGGCGATTATAAGGCTTTTGATAAGAATATGCCGTCTGAAGTGTTAATGGCCGCATTTTCTTGTGTTTTGTTGATCGCACGTTTGAGTGGCAATTATAGCGAACAAGATTTGTACATTATGCAGGGAATACAAACAGATTTAATTTACCCGCTTTTAGAATTCGATACGCTGATGATTAAAGTATTTAATTCTCATTGCTCAGGTAACAGTCTTACGGTCATTTTAAATAATTTTGCCAATCTGTTGTATATTAGATGTGCATATTATAGTATGTACAACGCTATGCCACCCCGCCCGTTTGCTCAATCTGTAAATATAATAGTTTATGGAGATGATAATGTGGCTGAAGTTCATAGCGATGAGCATTTATTTAATCATACGACTTGTTCACAGGAGCTACGAAAGTTTGGTATTGAATATACTATGGCAGATAAGGAAGCTGAATCTGTGCCATTTATAAGTATAGAGGAGGTAGACTTTTTGAAAAGACGATTTCAATATTGTGATGGCTTAGGTTTAGTTGTTGCGCCATTAGCATTGTCCTCAATAGCAAAAGGCTTACATTTTCAAGTGCTATCTAAGGGATGTGATATGGGCCCTAGGCACCTTATAGCTGATATTTTACGTAATGCTTTTGATGAAATTTGGTGCCATGGTTGTGCAGTTTATGATGAAGTGGCTTTACAACTTTACGATGTGGTATTATATCACGGCTTGCAAAATTTAGTCGGACCTTACCACGATTATCAGCAGCATTTGAATGCAATGCGTAGACGTTTTTGTCTTGATCAAGATTGTAATGGGGAGTTAGATTCGCCCCATTATGAGATACAGAGTTTAAAAGAATCTTCTCGTGGAGGATTGTCCACCGATATTGTCGATCGACCCAGTGACACTCTTTTTATATTGAAGCATATTAAAAAGAGAATAGGACATATGTCTAGCTTCAAATACAATCCTACAAATATGAGGTGTCAGTGTAATATGAAGTTTATCATGCACAGTTATCTAACTATTAGAGAGTTAGAGGGCC